CACAGATCAGCGATACAGTGGTGAGCATGGAGAGAGACACGCAGAGCGACGATCCGATAGAGTGTAACACCACCACCCTGAGAGTGCTGAAGTGTCGTTATACGGGTGACACGGGGGCTTGTGACAGGCTACTGTACGACAAAGCTACCGGACGACTCACAACATTGAAGGAGAACTTTTAGTGGCCAAGAAGATGCAGAACAGCACCTACAATCCTAGGACAAAGGTGCGGCGCAGGAACAGGGCAAGACCTCTGAACCACCAGAAGACAACGGGCAAGCGGTCAGTATTTGCAGGACAGAAGAGCAGAAAGAGAGGACAGGGATGATACAGGTAGCACTCTTAAATCAGATGGGAGACGACCTGAGCGTCGTCAACGCAGCACGGGTGAGCTTCGACAAGGTTCACCTTGAGATGGAACCAAGCGACGAGAAGCTGATAAAGTACTTGGCAGATCATAACCACTGGTCCCCTTTTGCCCATACTAGTTTGCAATTCCATATCAGAGCGCCTATCTTCGTAGCTAGGCAGCTTGCCAAGCACCAAGTAGGCCTGGTATGGAACGAGGTGAGCCGTAGGTATGTTAGCGACATCCCAGACACATGGAAACCTGAGATGTGGCGCAAAGCGGCTGACGATAAGAAGCAAGGCTCTATGGAAGAACCTGTCCAGAGTGAGTCTCTCATTTCCAAGATGTACGCAGAGGTTATGATCCACTGCCTGAACACATATGAAATCATGATTGACTCTGGCGTTTGCCCTGAGCAAGCTCGTGCTGTTCTTCCTCAAAGCACATACACAGAATGGTACTGGACCGGATCGCTGTATGCGTTCAGCCGTGTCTGTAAGCTCAGGCTTGCCAAGGATGCACAAGCAGAGACACGGCAGGTAGCAGATCAGATATCGGAACGTTGTAAGATTAACTTCCCCATCAGTTGGAGACACCTGTGCGGGTAGTCATATTAGACATAGAGACAGACGCTATTGACGCCACTGTGATCCACTGTGTGGTCACTTTGGAAGACAATGATATGCGTGTCTGGACCGACCCTGTAGGCTTATCTAGCTACTTAGAAGACGCTACTGTGGTTGCACATAACGGTCTAAGCTTTGACTTCCCTGTACTAGCCAGGCTTTGGGGGGTAAGGCTAAAATTCGATCAGATGGTTGACACGCTTGTCCTCTCCATGCTCGACAAACCTGACAGGGAAAAAGGACACAGCCTGAAGGCTTGGGGCATACGGCTCGGAGAACACAAACAGGAGTTCGATGAAGACTTCGGCCGGTACACTCCCAAGATGCTAGAGTACTGCAAGCAGGACGTCGTGGTGTGCAGCAAAATCTACCGTGTTTTGTCTGATCAGATGAAGGAGTTCAGCGAGCAATCTATCAGAGACGAACATCGTATGCGTATAGTTGCGGATCGCGTGAGCAAAAACGGGTTCAAGCTAAATCTCACCAAAGCTATAGAACTATATAACAAGATACAAATTGAGCAAGACCGTATCAGCGCAGAGTGTGTAGCAATGTTCCCGCCCATTGTTGAAGAAAGGCACTCTGAAAAGACGGGAAAGCGTTTGAAGGATAAGATAACCGAGTTTAATCCTTCCAGCAGACAACAGATAGCCCAGCGTTTGATTGAGCTAGGCTGGAAACCTACCGATCTTACTCCTAGTGGTAAACCCAAAGTAGACGAAAAGACATTGCAAAACTCTGATCTACCTGTGGCCCAGAAACTTGCTAGATACTTTCTGCTTCAGAAACGATCTGCTTTGCTCAAAGCATGGATCAAGGCTTGCTCAGTGGAAAGCAGAGTGCATTGCAGGTATCGCACCCTAGGTACTGTTACAAATCGTATGAGTTGTGTTAGCCCTAATCTTCAACAAGTTCCTGCGGTGCGCTCAGAGTATGGCACAGAGTGCAGATCACTGTGGGAAGCTGGGAGAGGCAATGTACTAATAGACACAGACGCTGCTGGACTTGAGCTACGTGTCTTAGCTCATTATATGAACGACCCTAAATTTACAAAGGAGGTACTAGAAGGTGACGTACACACAGCTAATCAACAAATGGCTGGTCTGGAAACTAGAGCGCAAGCTAAGACGTTCATCTACGCGCTTCTCTATGGAGCGGGAGACGCTAAAATCGGGAGTGTTGTTAACGGATCGGCCAAGGACGGTGCGGAACTACGTGAAAGATTTATGGCGAACATGCCGTCGTATAGGCGGTTGTCAGAAGCGGTAACCCGTAAAGGCCAGAGCCAAGGTAAGCTCATGGCCCTAGACGGCAGGGTGCTTAGAGTACGGTCAGCCCATGCATCGCTGAACACATTGATCCAAGGTAGCTCTGCGGTGCTTATGAAGAAGTGGTTCATGTACGTGGACTACCACCTGAGAAGGAGAAGACTAGATGCCAAGATCGTAGCAATGGTGCATGATGAATTAGTTTTAGAAACATCAGAAAAAGATGTTGATCATGCAAAAGATTGTGTTATACTATCTATACGTCAGGTCAACAAGGCGTACAAACTGAACTGCGAACTAGACTGCGACGTTCAAACTGGAAACAATTGGAGCGAGATACACTAATGGCTAACGGATTTACATACCTTGAAGGCACGATGTTTTTCCCCTTTATCTTCGACAAGACTGACAAGTTTGGTCGCTACAGTGTGGCACTTGGTCTTGAAGGTGATCAGATCAAGAACGCCAAGAACATTGGTCTGAATGTTAAGCAGGAAGATGGCAAGAAGGACGGGATGCCTTATGTCCAGCTAAAGAGCAACTACAAGCCCCAGCTGTTCGATGCAGAGGGTAAAGAGTACGGTGGGCCTACTATGCTCAGCAATGGCAGCAAGGCGGTGGTAAAGGTCAGCCAGCGGCCGTATAATAACAGCTTTGGTACTGGTGTTACTACCTATATGTCTGCTGTGAAGATCACTGACCCTGTGGAGTATGTCCCAGAGGGTAGTAAGTCTAAGGGCTTTGACGAAAAGCCAAAGGCTGGAGCAGTGGACGATCTTAACGACGACGTTCCGTTCTAAGTGGGAGCGCCCAAGTACGGGCATTGGGACATTAGTCTGGTAGGCAGATTCAATCCGAATGATCATTTTGGATTTGTCTACCAGATTACCCATAAAGAGTCCGGTAAGAGTTATATAGGTTGTAAGCACCTGTATAAATATAGGAAGACAATTAGAACAACGGAGAGTGATTGGAAATACTACTGTTCGAGTTCTAAGTATCTTGAACCGGACATAAAGAAGTTTGGTAAAAGAGCTTTCAGTTTTGTTATACTTTTACTATGTAAAAACAAACGCGACCTGTACTACAATGAGATGAAGATGCAGGTTGACCTGGATGTTCTTGGCAGTGACAACTACTACAATAAGAACATTGGCGGTAAGAGGTTCTTCAGACCTGTTGAGAGTTACAAACAAACGTCTGGGGTCAATAGCGATAGATACATAGGTCCGTTTACCATAACTTACGATAACGGTGTTGAGCATAGGATAGACGCCATGTCTGTCCGTGAGTTTGCTGAACGTCATGGGTACGATCAGGCGAACTTGAGTAAAGTCAAAAACGGAAAACGTAAGTCTCATAAAAACATAGTGAAGGTGGAATATGACAAAGACAAAAACGATTGATACGCTCGTAGACGACATCTACGACTTGGTGTCTAACGGTAAGAAGAAACCAGACCAAGGGCTACTGTTTGAGCTAGGTGCTACCGTGATGGACTCCATGCGTAAACAGTTATGGGTCAGCCAAGCCGAGCCTAATCCTAGGCTGCGTATGTCTAACATTGGAAAGCCGTGCAGCAGGGCATTGTGGTACGACATCAACGGCGACGACCAAGCTGAGAGCTTTACCCCACAGACCAAGCTCAAGTTCATCGTAGGTGACATTGTTGAAGCACTACTGATCTACTTAGCTAAGGAAGCTGGACATTCTGTGACCCAAGCACAGGCTGAGATAGAAGTAGATGGTATCAAAGGACACATCGATTGTTTCATAGACGGTGAGCTTGTAGATGTTAAGTCTGCTTCGTCTTTTAGCATGAAGAAATTCAAGAATGGTACGCTGCCTGACGACGATGCCTTTGGTTATATCAGCCAGATCAGTGGATATGCTAACGCTTTCGGTAAGAAGAGCGGTACGTTCTTGGCATTTGATAAATCAAGCGGGGAACTGGCAACCTATACTCACCATGAGATTGAAGACACCAGTGCCAAGATTGCTACTATCAAGCACGACGTTGCCCTGCCAGAGCCGCCGCAGCGACATTTTGATACTGTTCTGGATAAACAGTCAGGACGAAAGAAACTAGGTATCAATTGTTCGTATTGTTCCCACAAACAGACGTGCTGGGGCGATGAGCTAGAGGTCAAGTTCCGCTCAGGTCGTCCGGTGTTTCTTATAGGAAAGGAGAAAGTAGTGAGGGAGATTTCTAGTGAACACGGTTTCTGATGAGCAGCTTCTTGATATCAGCGAAGCCTACAGTTGTGAAGAGATTGTAGATTTGCTGGACATAGACTCTCTGAAGCTGCTAGACTTATTGAGAGAAGAGCTAGCCGAGAACATTCATAAATTTAACTTGAGGCCGGTAGACTGTAATGACTTTTAAATCCAATGAAAACCCAATGTTCCGTTCCAAGTTCAGCGAGGACATCTTCAAGCACAAGTATGCCCATGAAGGGTGCATGACTTGGTACGACTTGGCAAAGACCTTGGTTGACGATGTATGTGGTGATCTGCTCACGAAGGATGAGGTGGGTACTCTCACTGAGATGGTTCGGGAACTCAAGTTCATCCCCGGCGGCCGCTATCTGTACTACGCCGGTCGTCCTAACAAGTTCTTCAATAACTGCTACCTGCTGAAAGCAGAAGAAGACAGTCGAGAAGATTGGGCTAACCTTAGCTGGAAGGCTGAGTCCTGTCTGATGACGGGTGGTGGCATTGGTGTGGACTATTCGATCTATCGTCCAGAAGGTTCCGGCCTGAGCAAAACAGGCGGGTTGTCCAGCGGTCCTATCCCTAAGATGCAGATGCTGAACGAGATCGGCCGCAGGGTCATGCAGGGCGGTAGTCGTCGGTCTGCTATCTATGCCAGCCTGAACTGGAAACACCGTGACATTGGTGCGTTCTTGGCGAGTAAGAACTGGTACGATATGCCTGTCGGCCAGACAGGTTTCAGCATGGGCCAAGTCAAGGAGCAGGACTTTAACTTCTCAGCACCGCTGGACATGACAAACATCAGTGTCAACTATGACACAGAGTGGCTGTTGAATTACTGGAAGACAGGCGAAGTAGGCGAGACGTTTATGACTAACGTCAGACAGGCGTTGAAAACGGCAGAGCCTGGTTTTAGCTTTAACTTCTTTGACAAAGAGAACGAGACACTCCGTAACGCTTGTACTGAAGTGACCAGCGCCGACGATAGCGACGTGTGCAACCTTGGTTCCATCAACATGGGACGCATCAGCAGCCTCAAAGAGTTCAGCCAGATCGTAGAACTAGCCACTAAGTTCTTGATCTGTGGTACGATGAAAGCCAAGCTTCCTTACGAGAAAGTCTACCTGACGCGAGAGAAGAACCGTAGGCTCGGTCTTGGCCTGATGGGGATGCACGAATGGCTGATCAAGAAGGGCCAGAAGTATGAAGTTAGCGATGAGCTTCACCAGTGGCTCTCTGTGTACAAGGGGGTCAGTGATAAAGCCAGTAGAGAAACTGCTGATCAGTTTAGCATTACCCGTCCTGTTGCTAACCGTGCTATTGCTCCTACTGGTAGCATTGGCATTCTTGCTGGTACTTCTACTGGTGTTGAGCCTATCTTTGCTGTTGCCTACAAGCGCAGGTATCTCAAGGGCGGAAACAAGTGGCACTATCAGTACGTAGTAGACAGCGCAGCCCAAGAGATCATTGATCTGTACGGTGTGAAGCCTGACGGCATTGAGTCTGCCCTAGACTTGGCCAGTGACTATAAGCGTCGGATGAAGTTCCAAGCTGACGTACAGGACTATGTTGATATGTCCATCAGCAGCACGATCAACCTGCCAGAGTGGGGAAGCAAGCTTAACAATGAGGACACTGTTGATGACTTTGCTAATACCCTTGCTAGTTACGCTCACAGGCTGCGGGGTTTCACGGTGTACCCTGATGGATGTAGGGGAGGACAGCCTCTATCTTCGGTGTCCTATAGCGAAGCTGTAGACAAGCTGGGCGAAGAGTTTGAGGAAGGACTAGAGACGCATGACATCTGCGACATCACGGGACATGGCGGAAGCTGTGGAGTCTAAGAGTCCCTGCGTGAACGTGTGCCAGCTAGAGAACAGGATGCACGATATGATCTGTATAGGTTGTCTGAGAACGCAAGAAGAAATTGCAGATTGGATGACCTATACAGAACTGGAAAAAGACAAAGTTCTATGGAGAATTAAAAATGTACGGTAATGTATTTAGGTCTGGCGAGGAGACAGGCACAGATGATTTTACTCCAGAGTTCTGCCAAGCTATAATTAAACTAGCAGATAACTTAGAGGAAAAAGAAGCCTTAGTCAGTCAAGGTAAGAGGATAGAACAAATTAGGAACAACTCTATGTTTGGCATAGACGATCCTAATTTTATACAGACTGTCTTGTACAGTGTCTTGGCCGCAAACTTGCAGCAAGGTTGGAACTTCGATATCCAAGGTGTACAACCTCTACAGCTTAGCAAGTACACAGTGGGAGAGAAGTACTCTTGGCACATAGATTATGACCACAAAGAGCAAGCTAGGAAGCTTACGTTCAACGTTGTACTCAACGACGACTACGAAGGGGGTGACTTCCAGTTCAGTTGGGGGTCACCCAGTGCGCCTTACAAGAAGAGGGTGATCAACGAAAAGGCTATGAAAATACCCGGCAGGATCGTTGTCTTCCCTAGTTACTACTACCACAGGGTAACACCAGTGACCAAGGGTGTTCGTTATAGCCTGACCGGCTGGGCTTGGGGACCGCCGTTTAAGTAGCAGTGTTGTGACCGAACTGCACCGCTTCACAGTACGCTGCCCAACTCTTGAACTGACCTACCGAACGTCTCTCTTCCATGACTGCTCTGACGATCTCTGTATCAGGACATTCGGTTACTTCCGAAACGTTGCTCTCAAATGAACCATCGTTGTTCCAAAGTAGGATAATCATCATAAGTTTAATTGTTACGGTCATGTCTCCATTACCTCGCGTTTTTAACCATTGAAGAACCAAAGTACAATCCTACAATTGCACTGAGCAGATGTGTGTCCAATGGTGTGATCACTAAGCCTTTCAGGGCTTGCCATTTTACAAGTTCCTTGCCTTCAGTGATGAATAAGAAACCCGGATTCCATTCTGTGTAGCCTATGGTGACAGGTATCTCAGGCCAGAACACTGCTATCACCTTGGGCCACACTATGATAGCTCCCACAGCAGACAAGGCGATGATCCTGCGCGTGACTTGGAAGCCTTTGTTCTCATACCTACGGGCCACGTCTGTTGCCTTAGACTGTGCAGACAAACCCTCTATGGCCCTGTTAAATGCGTCCTGCTTGGCCTTCTGGCTTTGACTCCACAGTGTCATCACACCACTGAGCAAGCCTGAGCCTAACATTGTGATCAGTTCAAAGGGTATACCCATCAGTCTGCCTTCCTGGTGTCTGACACAGGTGGATGTTTGCCATTGTGCATGGAATAGAGCCGGTCACAATTTTTTTCTAGCTGCTTGACATGGGTCAAAAGCTCTGCCATCTGCATATGGTCCCTACGTAGATTCTCAGGGCTTGCCATCTTTGCCAAGATGTCTATCCTCTGCTGCTGTGTCTCAGTCAACGTGGTCAACTTGTCTTCACGGCTGTCCATCTTACGCATCCGCTGCTCTATATCTTGAAGCTGATCAACTAACTGCTTGATCTGCATCTTGGCCACAGCACTGGCCCCTGCTACGCTGAACAGGATACCGGCAATGGTGACAACAAGGCGTATGTCTATTCCGCCTTCCATTTATCTGACAAACCTACGAGCAGACTCCATCCTTCTATCTAGGTGCGGCTTGCCGGGACGCAAAACTCTTTTAGAAAACTCACTTGTTATCGTATCAACGTCCCCGCTTTCAAACGTCTTTTTCATAGCTTTCCTATTTCCTGCGCCAATGTCATAGACATTTGAGTTTGAAAGTATTTCAGACATGAAATCTAGCTGAGACTGAGAGGTGTTTTTCAGATCGTTATCGGCAATATATTTATTATACGCCCGAAGCATTTGCCCTTCCATCTGAAACAAACCTCTACCCGGTCCCTTTGTCTGCTTCTGCATGGGGTCAAAGGTTCCTCCGGTCTCGACATCTATGTTGCCCATCATACCTGCAACGACTTGGGGGGAATACCTAGAGGAAAGAATGTTCCGCACAAACTCTGTTTTTGATGGAGGTTGCGGAGCACCCATACCAAGAAGCCCACCGGGTTTTCTTTGCGGTTGTGGTATGCCCATCACACCTCTAGCAGCAGGGTCATTAGACATATCTTCGGGTATGCCTATGAGACGCTGTACGTAATCTAAAAGGCCCATATCAGAAGTTCCCTGTATACCGGAAACCGGCTGTAATATTGTTGAGCAAGCTCTTAACGCTATCGGTTCGCTCAGACACAGGAGCACTAACGTTAGCGGATAGACCACCTTGTGCATAATTGACTCCTACATTGCCACCCTGCGGTCCATAGTTGCCAACACCAGTGAACCCATTGCCCATAGGCACCTGTGCATTGACGTTGTAGCCCAGCAAGCCCTGCTGACCCATGGTGGCCTCTGCGCTGCCTTGGACATAGGGAGAGACAGAGTTAAGGTCCAACCTTGGTGTCAATGTTGGATCAGTCAAGCTAGGGCTACCGCTCATGGTGACACCAGTAGGGAGCATCTCGTTGAACTGCTGCCTGGCAGGTTCTATGTACTGCTCCTTGGCAGCGTCGATAAGCTGCTTGGTATAGTCTACTGTCTCAGGAGCTAGGTAGTT